AGATCAATTACACCGACAGATCAGTTCAAAGGCAATTTTAAAGCAGGTGGTTTGTTTAGAACCAATGCACAAACACTTGATTCAAATATTACAATACTGGCTACAGAAAATGCAAACGTAACGGGTCCTTTAACTGTTTCTAGTGGTGTAACTTTAACTATCGAAAATGGTGGAAGGCTCGTGACAATATGAGCGAAATATTTGTAGATACAATTCGAAAAACTGGTGGATCACTGGGAACAGACATAAGGGTAAAGAATACATCTGTGTATGAGTCTGAGGGTGGTACAAGCGTCACACAAAATTTAGTGCAAGGTTTAATAAAAACATTTGCCACACTCGATGGTACAGGAACAATAGCTTTTAGAGATAGTTTTAATCAAAGCTCTGCTTCTGATGAGGGAACTGGAACATATGATTTTAATTTTACAAATGCCTTTTCAAGCAGAGATAGAACAATATTAGGCACTTGTAATAAAGGTGAGAATACTTCTAGACCCTATTTAGTACAAGAGCTTAACACTCCTACAACGTCAGATAGTAGATTAAACACAAATGTCTCAAATGGTCCAGGTGATACAGATGTTGAAGATTTATACATGGCAGGGATAGGAGACCTGGCATGAGTACCCTAAAGACAAACACTTTAACAGGTACAACTTCAGCAGGTAGCATTGTTGTTACAGGAGAGGGTGGTTCTACCACAACGAACTTACAACAAGGTTTGGCTAAATGGTGGATTACATTAGATGGAGTAGGAACTGCTGAAGCAAGAGATTCATTTAATAATAGTAGTATAACAGATGAAGGTACAGGTAAATATACTTTTACAATAAACAATGACATGAGTAATACAAATTATAATATCACGAGTAATGGGAGCTCGGCTGCCTCTGATAACTATGGATTTAATTTTTTTGCAAAACATTCTGATGGCATAGCAACGGGTACTTTACAAATGTGGAACGCCAATCCTGGTAACTTAGCCAGTTATGCAGATGGAGATTATCTTTATGCAACAATACATGGAGATTTGGCATAATGACAAAAGGAACAATAGCATTTGATACGTTAACAACATCTGATTCTAAAAATACAAATACAGAAAAGTCTATTGATACAAGCTATATATACAATGGTGTTGCAAAAGCTTGGCTAAATCATGGAAGTGATTTTGTATCTGATGATAGTTTTAATATATCTAGTGTATCTGATGATGATACGGGTGAGCTTACTCCAAGCTTTACAAGTTCTTTTGGAAATGCAGAATATGCTTATTCAGGTCAAGGAATTGACGGAGACAAGAACACCACTTTTATTTTTACAGAGGGTGCAACACAAGCTACGGGATCTTTGCCCATATTAACTGGTACACAAGGCGGTGGAACTACGACAAAAGCGGATGCTAGTGCAGCACACACAATTCACGGAGATTTAGCATGACAATAAAAACACCAGAATTTCAAGGAACACATCTTTGGGATCGATTGTGTTGGGCAAAAGAAAATTTAGAGGGCAAACAATCAGATTATCGCATTGTATGGGAAGACCCAGATAAACCAGAAGAGTGTGCAAAGATAACTGTACCAGATCCAAATTGGATGGCTTGTGCATTACAAGGCGGTATATTACCACCTGTAGAAGTTTATTGGGCATTGCAAGAAGATGAAGCAAAGCCTGGTTTCAAAAAACATACACGAGGCTATCTCTTGCACAACACTAAGCCTATTGATAAAATGACAGAAGAAGAAGCGATAGAGTATTTAATTATGAAAGACATACCACAAAGAGTGTGGAGAGAATATCAAAAAGCTAATCGACCAAGATTAGTTATTTGTAAAAAGGATCAACTACCAAGCACAAGAGAGTGGCGTAATGCTTGGAGAATTGATGAAAATGTAGTAAAACAAGAAGAAGTAGCTTAAGGAGAAAAACATGACTACATATATAACTGACAAGAATGGTGTAACAGTTGATAGCTCGAGTGTAAGTGTGCCTTCAGATAGACATTTTAGAAATGCTTGGGTCGTTGATTCAGATAAAAAAGTCATATCAGAAGACATGACTGAAGCCAAAAAAATCTTTCAAGATAAAATAAGGGAAGTAAGATTACCCCTATTGGAAGCACAAGACGTTGCTTTTATGAAAGCATTAGAGGCTGGAGATAGTTCTGCACAAACGACTGCAAAAAATGCTAAGACGGCATTGAGAGATGCACCAGCAGCAAGTGCAATATCAAATGCAGATACGATTGCAAAGCTTAAAGCGGCTTGGGATACATCTGTACTAGGTGCAAGTCCTTACGCATAAGGAGTAAGCTATGGCTTTAACACAAGTTAGTGGTTCTGGAATAGGAAGTGCTACTGCGACTGGAACTTTTGCAGTAACAGGTGTACAAACTATTGGAACAAATGCAGTAGCTACATCCGATGGTGGGGCAGCAACAACAAATGTAATTCAAGGACTAGGAAAAGCATGGGCAAGATTTAATGGAACAGGATCAGTTGCAATAGATGATAGCTTTAATATAGCTAGTATTACAGATGATGCTACTGGTCAATATAGTTTAGCTATTAATAATGATATGGCTAATGCAGACTATGCTAAAGTAACAGGAGGTGGTGCTTTCGCAATTCAACAAACAGGCGATACTGCAAGTGTAGCTGACTTTCATTCTTATAGTTCTTCACCTGCATATGCTGATTATACAGACCTTCAATTTGTAATCTTAGGAGATCTTGCTTAATGCCATATGTAGGAAAATCTCCAAGTGCAGGTGTAAGGTCGAGGTTTGTATATCAAGCTACTGCAAGTCAAACAACTTTTAGCGGAAGTGATGCAAACTCTTTAACATTAACTTATACAGATAGTTTATACATGGATGTGTATCAAAACGGTGTATTACTTAAAGCAGGCACAGATTATACCGCAACAAGTGGTACAAGTGTCGTGCTTGTTACAGGTGCAACTCTTAACGATATTGTAGAGATGGTTGTGTATGATGTGTTTTCTGTCCAACAAACTTATACTAAAACTGAATCAGATGCACGGTATCCATTTAAAGGTAATAACAGCATTATCAGATTAAACGGACAGACCATCAGTGCAGATATAACAATTGACTCAGATGAAAATGGATTATCGGCAGGTCCTATAACACAAAACGCCACAGTTACTGTTAATGGTTATTGGAGTATCGTATGAGTTCACAATTAAATGTAGATACCATTGTAAATAAAGCAGGTTCAGGTGGCACAAATGTTAAAATAGGTAATACGTCTACATATGTTGCAGATGGTGGTAGTGCATCACAGAATACTGTGCAATCTTTAGTTAAAGTATGGTTTAATTTACAAGAGGATGATGACTACAGAGACTCATTTAATATAGCAAGTTTTACAGATAACGGAACTGGAGACTTTACTCATACCTTTACTAACTCTATGAGCAATGCAAATTTTGCATTTACAACTGGAACGAATGGTTCTGGTAGTGCCACAGGTATAAACTCTTATAATTTATATCAATACCCAACAACAACGGGAGCAGGTCTTGTAAGAGCCAAAAATATAGAAAGTGGTGGAGCTGCATTTGATATTGAATACATAATGGGTATGGTTGGAGGAGACTTAGCATAATGGCTAGTGAACTTAAAGTAGATAAATTTACAGGTGTAACCACAGCAGGGTCCATATCTGTTACAGGTGAAGGTAATAGTACAACAACTAATCTGCAACAAGGACTAGCTAAATATTGGGTTAATTATAATGGTAAAGACACAGTTTCAGTCAGAGATAGTTTTAATCATGCCAGTTTAACAGATAGAGGAACAGGAGATTACACATTAGGGTTTACTAACAATTTTGCAAGTAATGATTACTGTCCACAGTTTGCAGGATTAAGGGGTGCTACAGATGAAAACTATGATGCTCATCCTTCTTTTGTAAGTGGTAGTGAAGATACTGCATTGACAACAAGCACTTTGTTAACATCAACTTGTTACAATAATTCTGTTCAATCAGATATGTTACAAAACTATGTTAATATAGATGGAGACCTTGCATAATGGCTAGTATATTAAGAGTAAACACAATAACAGATGCAAGTAGTAACAATAGTATTGCTACGAGTTTTGTAGCAAATGGTAGTGCAAAGGCATGGATTGCATTTTCTGGGGATGGAACGACAGTGCATGATAGCAATAATATTTCATCATTGGTAGACGATGGAACTGGGATATATTCCTACAATTTAACTTCAAATATGGGCAATACAAACTATGCGTCTAGTTCATCTGCATCTTATATAAACAACACAAGCAATTACGAAACTTATTTATCAATGAATTATGTTGGTAATTTATCCGACACCAGAACAACCAGTCAAAACAATGTTGGATTCTGGGATAGTTCTTTTGCAGACCCCGCTAATGATGCCTGTAGTTCAATTCTAGGAGATTTGGCATGAGCAAAGCATCTGACTTAGCAAGATTAATAACAAGTGGATCAACTGCTGTTCATGGAGAAGCAGGTGTTACATCTAGCGGATCAACTGGTAACACAACAAATCTTCAACAAGGTCTGTGTAAAGTTTGGTTCAATCACGGAACTGATTTTGCGTCTGACGATAGTTTAAATGTGTCAAGTATAGCTGATGATGGAAGTGGAGAATTGACTCCAAGTTTTTCAAATGCTTTCGGTAATGCAGAATATGCCTACAGTGGTCAAGGCATTGATGGCGATAAAAATACAACATTCATCTTTGTGGAAGGTGCGACTCAAGCAACAGGTTCTTTACCAATATTGACTGGCACACATGGCGGTGGTACTACAACAAAGGTAGATGCCGCTGCGGCACATCTTATATTTGGAGATCTTGCATAAATGTTGTTAGGATTAGGAGCTTTCTGTGAACATGCTTTTGCAGATCATTCTGTTTTACATTTTGCTTCTTCTGAACAAAGTGCTAACTTTAATACCAGTGTTGCAGGGGGATTTCAAAAATTAGGAACAGCAGAATTAGAATTTAATTTTATTCAGACAACAGAGAATATTTTATTAGTAAATGATACAAGTTCCACTGTTAGTTTAGAGTTTGAACAAACTACATCTGGTGGGTTATTATTATCAGGAGTTTCATCAAGTGATTTAAATTTTACAAAAACAGCTTCGGGAGATATACTGTTTATAGAAATAGTACCAGATGCAAATGAGTCATATACTGAGATTACGCCTTCTGGAACAGAAACATGGACAGAAATAACGCCTACTGGAACATCC